CCCCCAATCAATTCTACCATGTTATCATAATCACGAAGAACCAAATCATACTTCTCAGCTTTTGGGAGACCGTGGTTAAAGGCCATTTTCTTCGCTAGTTCACGAATATTCATGCTTCTCCTTTCATCCAACATATTGACTAAAGTTAGGTGATTGCCATCCTTCGGGTTTCAAAATTTTACCATCTTCACGTTTCAAAACTTTTCTTGTTTCGGGATCAATCTTTCTTAAATTACTCAGTGCGCCTTCATCCCAAATTTTACTTACATCCCAGCCTCTTGATAACATATACCCTGTGAGCACCCACATTAAATCAAAACAAGCATCAGCAATCTCAGTATCGTTGTTTTGATTTTTAGCAATAAGTAATTCACTGAACTCTTCACCAATTAATTTCATATACAAACTTGACTGAGGCACATTGTACTCCAGTGTTGTTTGGTCTGCCGCTTCCATAAACATTCGAACATCATTAAACACAGATTTCATTGTTGTTCCTTAACAATTATTTGGAGCAATAGGAAACTTACGAATAATAAGTTTGTCTTCTTCAAGAAAACAATCTAATACATCTCCGACTTTCCAACCCATTTCATCCATAACTTCTTGTGGTATTTCAATAACAGCATCACCGTTATCTAATATCTCAAGCACTCGGCTTTCATAAGTTTTGTTAGACATTTTTTACCTCTATGTTACACTTGTTTAGAAAATCAACACCATCGGTATTGCGATAGGTGTTCCGATAGTAAACAGATTTTATACCACTTTGATAGATAAGTTTAGCACAATCAAGGCATGGTGCATGAGTAATAAACATGGTCGCACCGTCACCCGATTCTGTAGACTTGGCTAACTTAGCGATAGCATTTGATTCTGCGTGAAGAACTTCTGGTTTGGTTTTTAATTGACTTGAAATACCGTCAACTATAATATCTTCACAATTGTTATCCCAACCAGAAGGCATACCATTGTAACCGATAGAAATGATACGATTATCTTTTACAATAATAGCACCCACATGAAGACGCCTGGCTGAAGACAATGCAGCGAAGACTTCAGCGGCATTCATAAAAGCTTCAATGAATTTTTGTCTCATACTTCAATGAGAACTGGAAAAAACGGATCTTCTTTATCGGTGCCACGTTCATAACCAACATAACCACGAGCATTTGATACAATGCGAGTAGAACCAATCATGTAATCAAATTTGTCGTGTGTGTGACCATGAACCCACACTTTGATTTGCGGATGACTTAAAATAAATTCATCTAAGTCAGAACTATAAGCACCACCAACAATCAAATCTTTTTCATAGCCAGGTTTTACGGAATTCTTAGATGGTGCATGATGCCCAACCACCACAAATGTTCCTGTTGGATTACCGGTGACAGTATCATCAATCACTTTCAAAAAGGCCTTATGGTCTTCAACACAATCTTCTGGTGAAAATTTAGAATATCTTTGTTGAAAATTACCTTTCGTATCTTTAAATGAAGTAATCTTATTACTGTTTTGTATAATACGAAAATCATTCATCAGGTACGAAATCTGATTCATGGTTTTCGCATGTTCTTTGTTCATATCAGTCCAAAGAGTACCACCAATAAAAGTTACATTGTTAATTGTAACAATTTCTTTATCTAAAAAATCAATAGAGTTTTTATCACAGGCTTCACGGAGCAACTCATGTGAAGTTGCAAAATCACCATTGTAATGCTCATGGTTACCCATAATATAAATTACATCTTTATATTCTCTCTTACAGTTGGTGAGAAAGTCTTTAAATCTTTGTGATTTATATGTGCCGTTTAGATCGGAGGCAAGCATAATATCACCAGCCAAAAGTAAAACATCGGCTTGATCGGGATTACATGGGTACCAATCAGCGAATTCTAGATGAACGTCGGATACAAGTGCTAATTTCATAGTAGATTCATTATATAGTGAAAACAAGGGAGAGTCAAGCTCTCCCCATCACTTATGCCGCTTTTTGTTCTTGCAGCAGTTGAGGCTTAAATGCCTCAAGACTACCGCCAATTTCAACTTTGCGTGGTTTCTTATGCTCTGGAATAATATTTTCTAGACCAATACGAAGAATACCATCTTTGAATTCGGCACCGCAAACTTCAATCGTTTCGGCAACAGTGAATGTTTTGGTGAAAGAACGTGTACCAATTCCACGATGCACATATTGAACATTGGTGTTCCCCTCTTTTTTGTTTCCCTTCACAATCAAACTACCATCTTCAATCGTAATATCAATTTCATCTTTGGCAAAACCAGCAACAGCCATTTCAACGACATAACGATTGTCATCTAGCCGAATAATATTGTGTGGTGGGAAATTAGAGACCTTGTTATGAACATCATCTTTCATAAGTCTTTCAACATCATTAAAGAAACGTTCAAAACCAAGGGTTGTGTAGTGAAGCGGACGTAATGTAAAGCTTGTCATTGTAGACATAGTTTTCTCCTTATTAAGCAAGTTAGAATGACCAGCCCTTTTGGCACTGGTCATTTGTTATTTAGTATTTCAAAAGCGTTTTTATTGGCAAGATACTTTCGTTGAGGCATTTCTTCCTTATATACATAAAGGAATTCTAGTTCGCCTTTCTTAAGGGTCTTCTCATAGTTTTCCGTAAAGACTATTTCTTTCGTATAGATGTTCTTTAATTTTACAAGTTTCATTTTTATCACTCAACTTTCTTCTTTCCTATTGTGTATTTACTTACCAATTCCCAATCATCTTTTTCTTTATATGAAATGATTTTGATTTGATGAAGTGGTGCCAAATTACCTTCAATCTTTTGTTTTTCATTTTTAATAATCTTTAGTAACCCCCATTCTTCTAGCAGTTTAGCAATAGCATTTCTTCTTTGTAAATCGTTTTCCGTAATCGTGGACGGCTTACCATCTAAAGCAAATAATTCTTTGAAGTGTAAAATTACATAACGACCTTGTTTGTGGAGTATATGGCAGGATTGATACAACACCTTTTCTTTGCGAGAAGAAACACCAATTCTTGTCAGTGTCTCACGAACCTTGAGAAAAGCATCCTCATCGTCAAGTGTTATTTCAACTCCGACTCCTTTGAATATATCAGACATATCATTTCCTCAATCCACCGGTTTCGGTTTTTTCTTTTAGTTCTTGGATTTGTTCTTTGCTGAGCAGAGAAAGAGCTTCAATAGCTCTAGCATCTGAATAGTTGAAGTATTTTTTGATACATTCCAAATCTTCACTCCGTTCAGACTTAACCCACTTAGCAAAAGGCCTTTTCCTAGACCTGATGGTATTTATGCAAAAATCATTTTGTAACTTTTTATCAAGAAAATGCCTTTGATTCATCTCATTGGCAAATAAGATACAATCATAATGATACGAAAGTGCCCTGTTTACCAGAAATGAATTGTAATCTTTCTCGGTCTGAGCATCAACAATTAGATTCTTTTTGCCATAGGTAATCTGATTTACATAATCAAAAGGGTTACTCATATAAATCCCATTTTTCTCTTCTGTTTTGGATTGGTGTTCTTTTGCTGGTGGAATATTTCAGCTAAAGAGTATGTATCACCAGTTTCTTTTAGTGTAAATCTAAGACCAAGTTTTTCACTGAGAGTCACTGCTTGTTCTTTATTGTAGTTTTCAAAGTTTACAATATCAAAACAACGACCGGGACGAATTAGTGCGTCATCAACATCATTAACCGATGGTAGATTGGTAGAAAAAATAAGCTTCTTACCTTTTGTTGAAATAAGACCATCACCAACATTCAGAAAACGGTGCATCATGGTATTACCATCGGCTCTTGATTTGAGGAAATTATCAGCGTCTTCAATCACCATTACATTCATATCATCTTCAATGAAACGAGCAAATATATAATCACTGTCTAAAATCTTATCATCATAGGTAACGATAGCATTTTTACCAGCGTGATGAAGCAAACCACGAATGAATGTGGTTTTACCTGTGCCAGGTGGTCCTATTAAAAGAAGAATCGAAGCCGATGATTCTAGAAAACGATTATAGTATTGTTCAATAGTTTCATCATCAAGAAACGGATACATTTCAGAAATAGGAAGTTTTTCTGGTAAAAGAGGAATAGTTACTGATTCACCATTAGAACCATGAACCCAT